AAGAAGAAATACACTCATCTGGCCGCTCTGTGGAAAGTGTGTGTTCGTGAAGTGTTGAAAGCCAATGGGTTGGACCAGAACTTTGTGATCGGTTTCACTCTGAGCAGTGCCGCTTCCGCCACTCACGAAAAGAAAGAGGGTGTGTCTTGTTACATGTTGAATCCGAAATCCAAAGAGATTGACACGGGCACCAAGAAGGAAAAGACTATGAAGGTGCTTCTGATTGCTGCACATGAAGTCACACACTCATTTCCAAATTGTAGTTTTCACGATGAACATTTTGTTCGGACTCAACATGATATTATTTCCAATACTATCTGCAGAGCTGCTACGTGGAGACAGATTGTAAAGATGTCAAAGGCTGAAAAGGTATAGACGATTTCAGTTTTTTCTTTTCACGGGACAACCGTCTGGCTTCTACACATTTCGCTATATGTTCAGGACATTGGGTGCGGGACCGAGCCTTCCAAGCATTTATTTGATCTTTGCTTGCCTTTTCTCTGTCTCTTACTTTCCACGATTCAGTAATGGATTTACTTCTATTTTTCCGCTTTTCTTCCGCCGACTTTTTTTCTTTATACGTTTTTATTTTTGGTTTGTATGCATCTCTTCTTGCTTTACTCCACGGCACTCCTTTGTTTGATTGCGGCTTTCTTTTTATAGATTTGTGTGCGTTTCTTACTTTCTCACTCCAGGGCACACCCTTATTTGGAGAGGGTTTTCCTTTATTCCAAGATGGTTTTCCGATTTTCGTCAGACGTATTTTTTGTTTTGTTTCCTCTGACATTTTTACTCCATGTGTTGAACTGTGACCTCCATATGTAAGATTATAGCCAGAATCCACAGAGTTGTAATGTTTTATCCAATACGTTTCGGTCTCATCTAATACAGATTGATTTTCAATACAATGTTCTATTATAATTTTTTCAAACCCGTCGAATCCATATTTTATCAATGCGTTGTATATTTTTGGTTGTCTTTTACAACGGAACAGTTTGTATTGTCTCCACCTCCAGTGAATATCCCAACTCTGCCCAATATACCATTTACCGTTTATTCTATTTCGCAGTCCGTAAATGCCTACGAGTTTTGTAGTAACGGGCAAGTCCGGAAGAACGTTCTTTATCAACGTGTTTCCAGTAACTGCGCATTCTTGATGCAAGTCGTCGTTCATGTTTTTCCTTTGGTGATAATGCTTTTCTGCCCATACCAATAAGTATATCAAGAAGATACGAAAACGTCACGAAATCAGTCTTTTTTCTTGACATTTTATAAAAACGCATTCAACATCTGAATCATGGAAGCAGAAATCAATAAATTAAAAATTAAGTTGCACGATCTCAAAGTGCGGTATAACCGGCTACCAAATAAATGCACCGCTAACGGATTGATGATGCTCGCAGAAATCGAATCGTTACAAACAGAGATTGACGACCTTGAAACATGAAACTCTGTGACCATATAGAGAACGCAGAGGAACCCTTGGACACTATCTTGCCGATAGACAACACCAGTGAAATGCAAAAACATTTCGGTGACTATACAGAAGAAATTTATGAAGACTGCTAAAGATAAAATCGCAAAGATGATTCTCAGAGCCATTCAGAACCAAGACTTCTGTGAGTGGTATATTGAGGGCGGCCGCTTCGACCAGTTTATTCGTGGTGAGCATCGCCATCCCAGTGAAGAAGAAATTCTTGGGGACATTGAAGAAATGTTCCGGTTGAACGATCTTCGTTCTTGACATTTTATAATTACGGTTTCATTCTTGTGGGATGATTAACACCACTGGCCTGCTTGGGCCGCAAATCAATCACGCAAAGGTTCTTCTTGACTCCCTGTATATCAATGGGTTCGCAATGGATATGTCAGAAACGGGCACAGGCAAGACATATGTTGCCGCATCCATCGTTCGAGAAATGAACCGCCCGGCGGTGGTCATTTGCCCAAAAACGATCATTCCGCAATGGGAAAAAATCCTGCGAAGCTTTGATATAAAGGCCACTCTAATCAACTATGAGAAGCTTGGGCGTGGTAATACAAAGTGGATGAAGTGGAAGAAACTTCCCGACCTTATGTTTCCGTGGAAAGAGGATGTAAAAACGGAACAACCCGAATTCTATTTTCCCCGTAATGCACTTATCATTCTTGATGAGGGCCACCGTTGTAAGGGTGCTGATACGACAAATTCTTGGATGATGATTGCATTAGCAAATCAGGGATATAAAACCCTTGTATCATCCGCCACTATCGCCACGACACCGTTGGAAATGAAGGCAATCGGCTATTTGTCTCAGTTGCATAAACTCTACAACTTCCCCGACTTCTGCCGCATTCACGGTGGTCAATGGGTGGGCCGTTGGGGCGCCATGACTTGGGATATGGCCTCAAAAGAGGCACAAGCCTCAATGATGGCGCTGAATGGGTATTTCTTTAGGACCCGTAAGTGCGCATCCCGTATGACGGTGGATGATTTCGGTGATCTGTTTCCGGAATCCCATATCGTTGCAGAAGCATACGATCTTGGAGCCAATGAAAAGAAATGTCAACAAGTATATGACAACATGGAGGCAGAGATTGCGAAGTTGGATGAACGCACAGAAAACTACTCCGCTCACGTTTTTGCGATCATGACAAAGGCCCGTAGACTGGCGGAACTCTGTAAGGTGCCACTGTTCGTGGATATGATTGAGGACTTGTATGATGAGGGAAAGTCGGTTGTGTGCTTTGTCAATTTCACTGACACGGTTGATGCAATAAAGAACCGATTGGAGAAAAAGAAAAAGTTTAAAGATGCCATTGGATATATCGTGGGCGGCCAATCTGATAAGGAGCGCCAGAAAGATATTGAGGACTTTAATGCTGACAGAAAACGCATTACTATCTCCAACATTAAAGCCGGTGGTATTGGAATCAGTCTCCACGACCTGAATGGAAACTTTCCCCGGGCATCTATTATCAGTCCCAACTTCTCTGCATATGAATTGGTTCAGGCTCTTGGTAGAGTGTGGCGGCAAGGTGGTCTTACAAAGTCATTTCAACGAGTTGTATTTGCGGCAAAAACAATTGAGGAACAAGCTTGTTACAGGGTTCAATTCCGCATCAATAATCTTTCGACATTGAATGACGCGGACATGAGGGCCGGAATCAGTCTTTTTTCTTGACATTTTATAAAAACGCATTCAACATTCAACTATCATGGGAACACGCTCAACAACTCACATCTACGAAACTGACAAGATTACTGCCAAACGGAGGAAACCTCTTGTCTCAATCTATCGCCAAATGGACGGTTATCCGTCTGGAATGGGCAAGGAATTGGCCGATTTCATTAAGGATATTAAAATTGTCAATGGAATTGGATTTAACGTGGTTCTCAATAGGATTGCCAATGGCGCCGGTTGTTTCGCTGCTCAACTTATCAAACATCTGAAACATGATGTTGGCAGTATTTACATTACTACCGCTGATGACCGCCAACAGTATGATTATCATCTGTATGTTGTTCCATCATCCGATCCATTTAAAGACGATGGTTATATCTGGGTCATTGTCCGTGAAGGAAAAAAGAAACTGTTTGAGGGAACCGCCAAGGATTTTGCGGAGTGGTGTGATACTTACGTTAGTGAATAAGTATTGACATTTTATAAAAACTGATTAACCTACTGACATAATGTTAAAATTAACCATTGAACATGAGGGAGAAGATAGGAAACTTATCGTTTACGCCAATACAATGGAGGTCTTAATAGATAACGTCCTTCCGCCTTGGCTACCAAAACTTGAAGAGGATTTACCGTCGTTGAGAACGACCCACCGATTCAGAAAAGACCCGACAGGCGAAGAAAAGAAAGAACGGAAAAGTGGTTGGTATTACGACTGTGAATAAATCTTGACATTTTATAAAATACCTGAAACACTTCTACCATGTTCTCAATAAAGCAAAAACGTGAAATCTCCGACGCGGTTCAGAAGATACTACGAAACACAAATCATCCGGAACTTCCGTCCGGCGAAATCAATTTCAAACTTCATGTAGATGGAGCTGAATTATGGTCATGGGCTGACATCAGTAATAACGGTGCAGTAGTAAACCCAACAGTGAATGAATGGAACGAAGCACAAGACCCAAACAACTCCTAAATTATAATGGACACCATCAAACCTCTGATCGACCGGATTCAAAAGCGAGTGAAGTTTCTTCTCTCCAAACATAAACGTCTCACTGAAAAGAAAGAGGCTCTGCTTGTTAAATTCAAACCAGTTGAAGCAGAGTTTAATCTTCTCAACAGTGAAATTGGATTGCTTCGCACCGCTGGTGATTTCGTCGGAGAGTGGGAAATTTTTTACAACGTCTTGGAACGTGAAAAAGAGAAGCTGGAGCCCCGTCTTTATCAACTCAATAATGAGTTGGAGGATGTTTTTGACGCCATTGAGGACATTGAACGGGCGGTTCTTGACACGGACGACCTCCTAAGAAATTTTAATTAATCCTTGACTTTTGATAAAAACTGATTCAATCTTTATCTATGAAGAAAACTACCGTCATCGGCACCGCACTTCCATTTCCAGTAAAAATTCATGGAAATGGTTCCTCTCTGTGGGGAAAGTCAAAAGGGACTTTCACTATTACTGGTTACTAACTCAACAACTTTTGCAGGACGGCTAAACCGTATGAACTGCAACCGTTCGGTCCCGACACTGAATGGTTTCATTACACCGACGATCAGATTGTCAAAGAAGTCAATGAAAAACTTCTGGAATTTGTTCAGTCACTCTATCCGAAGTATCCTCTCAAGAAAATCACTTGGTCGGAACAGGGGATGCAACCAGACGGTGGTTGGAGTTTTGATGTGATTATGGTGAAGGGATAATCCTTGACTTTTATAAAATAACTGTCAGTCTTATCCAACATGAGCAACACCACAGAAATTGTAAAAGTCCTTGTCATTGATACTGGCAAAGAGCCTATCGTCAAAGAGAGGCTTGACCTTTCATCCGAAAATCCATTCACGGTAAAGAAAACCATTCTTGAAGTGATGAACCGCATGGGAAAAAATGCACATGCACTTATCCATTTCAAGGGAAAGTGGTTCGTGGCAGATCACACCGCAAAACGTGGGCCGTCCGATGCGTATTTTCGGACAGAGGTTCATTATCACCCGTATATGGGAGAATTGACATGAGCAAACGCAAAGAAGATTTTGATCGGTTGGTTGAATGCTTGGAGTTTTATCAGACTACATTCAACGCTCCTTATGGTATTATTACAAGCACCATCCCCGGAAAGGCAAAAGGATCTGTAATCGCTTACACAGTCACATTCGGTAAAGCGGCCACAATGGATGCAACCGCAAAGGTCTTTTCTGTTAATAAAGTGGTTCTCGAAACCCGTGGTCGGTATGAATATATTAACGGCACGTATGACAGCGTTGATATATTGATTCAAGCTCTCAGGGAGATATGACATGAGCACAAAAAATAATAATATTCTACCCACTGATCAGTGGGTTCCGGTTGCTGATGCACTTGCAGTAATCCAAGACCCCCGTTGGTCATGGGCACGCAACTCACCGTGTAAATATGTTGAACTGCGAATCGACACACGGGACATGAAGTGCCGCATCTACGACCGTGACCGCCGCGAAATCTCACTGAAAGACCTGAGCCGTCAACTCGACGACCATCTTCTATGATAAAAACCTTCACAGTATTTGGCAAACGTCAAACTGATTACGAACCGATTTGCGACCTTAAAACCGGAGAAGTGTTTGACGACGGCAAGCCCAAACAGATAAATTTGGGCACGTGGTCGGATAAGACGCTTGCAGAGAACTACGCCGCAAATATCCGCAAGAACGTAACAAAAAAGGTTTGGAAAATCTGGGTTGAATAATTTTTGACGAAATATTCGCTTTTGTGTTGACATCAACATATATATCTTTATAGTAGTGGATAGTGTAAGAGTAGTTCTTTAACAGATCAATTTGTTGTTCGGAAGTCGTTATAAATAAGCTCCCCTTTGATGAACCTGAGGCCTCCCCCTGAGGCCGCTCGCAGAAAGCAAGTTAGTGGTGGAAGTAGATAGATAATGGGCAAGGATGGTGTTACGATGAAGTGATGATTATGAGACGGAAGCTTGTGAGTTTCAGGCTGTGGGATGGATAGAGAATCTTCGTTTTTGTTGTTGACATTTGATAAACTTTCGTTCAAGATGATTGTTCGTTTGAAATTTTTAACTCATGGGCCATGTGTCCAAGGAGCTAGGTTTCCGTTTCGGCGGGAACTTCATTTTCGTTCTTTAATAAATCAATTTACGCGGTTATAGTGTAACGCAGCACGGGCGGCTTTCCAGTCGTCAGGTCCCCGTCAAAAAGGGTAATCGCTCCAATCACCGATATGAGGCGGGCGATACAAAGCTCGCCGGGCTTAGGGTTCCCCAACTCTATCCCGTAATGGGGCAATATCATATCGGTCTATTTCGGCTCTTCGAGCCGTCCCAATTGCAGAATCGTCTAACCTGGCAGGACGCGACGCTCATAACGTCGAGATGACGTTCAACTCGTTCTTCTGCTACCATTCCCAACTACCATGTGTAGAATAGGGGTTTAGGCCTCCCACAATACAGTTTGTGGGGAGCTCGTTTTTCGTTCTTTTATAATTTATTGCCGGGTAGAGTATGTGGTAACTCGTGTGGCTCATAACCACGAGCAGCGGATTCGAACGCCGCCCCCGCAACCAATTTGCTCGCGAAGCAAGTTTGGCACAGGACACTAGCATTGACTCATACTCAATACAGCGTCGTTTTCACGGACTTAGCGGTTCGGTGCCAAACAATTTTCAGAAACCGCTTGACATCTTTAAAAAACCTGTCATAGTTGTTCTCTTATCAGTTCTTTAACAGTTTAACATTTTACGGGCAGTGTGATGTCCGTCCAGCGCCGCAAGGTGTTGGTAAAGATAATCCCATCGAAAGGTGGGGAAAGGCGGGACTCCGTTTCCTGTCGCTTTACGTTAAGTCAGTTACACAAACGCAGTCCGTAGTGGCTCACAGTAAAATGTGGGTCTAGCTCAGAAGGTGTAATAGTCTGTAGATGAAGCCCAACGTTCAAGTGAATTAGGGTATATAAAGGTGTAACCTTTCAGAGTATTATAACGAACATCGATGAAGTAGGATAAGCGTAGAATGGATCTTCAAGGTTTGCAGCCAAGGGGTATCATTCAGTTCGGTTTGGAGAATGGTGCAGGCTTCGGTCCCACCAGAACCCATCCCAACGAGACAAGTCTGGGTCGCACCAGAAATCTACGGCGATGGTTTGCATAGACTGACCCAAAAGGTCAGGCCACAAAAGACACTGCACGTCGCTCCGGGAATAAGCGCCACACAGGCACTATCTATTGTAAGATAACATAAAAGCAAAAGTCAGTGTCCCACTTAGACGAAAAATGTTTAAGTCCATCCCGTAAGGAAGATGGAGTATAAATTGCTCGCAAGGTAGTTTATATTTGATACGATAAGTAAGTTTCGGTGTGAGTAGCTCTCATATCAAGCCAAAAGTTGTATTGAGTAGTATAAGTGAGAGTCAATCGCCAGACTATAATAGGCAACATTGGTTAATACAGAAGTAAAACTCTGTGGATAAGAGATTAAAAAATAATGTCTCAAAAGTTAAACCGTAGATGGTGTAGTCTCAACCTTCTTTAAACGCCGTTTGATCCACGACAACCGAATACTCTCACTGAGTTTTTCTTTTGTTCCGGATGACATAGGCGTTCTTTTTATGCCCTTTTGAGACAATGACAACTTTAATCTGTGTTCTTTGGAGACTATCTTTCCTTTTTGCCAAGCAGACATTTTTTGTAATGTATCTTCTGTTGGATGTTTCCCGATTAACGCTATTCTAATTTTCTCTATCGTTTCTTGCGAATGTTTCCCACGGCTACCGGCTTCTTTGATGTTGTATCCGTTATTGATTGAATCGTAAAACTTTATCCAATAGTCTTCTCTGTTGTTAAGAATCTCAATACTGGGTTTGCATTCTTCTAATATAGTTTTATCAAATGATTCATAACCATACTTGAGTAGAGCGTTATAAAGTTTCCTCTGCTTTTTACAGTGAAGTTTTTCATAGGCTCTATACCAACGAATAATTATGTCAAAACTTTGCCCGACATACCACTTACCATTAATTTTGTTTCTTAGTCCGTAAATACCGCAGCATACGTTTTTCTCTGATGATGTCACTGTGTTTGTCGTAATATCTTTTTGATCTGTTTCGTGATTGTTCATTCAATTCTTCCTTTGTTCGGTATAATTTTTTGCGTCCCATACTGGATAAGTATAGCGTGGGAACATAAAACGTGAGAATTTTCTTGACTTTTTATAAAAACGCATCCAACATCTGAATCATGAAAAAATTCGTTGTTACGTTACAGTTTGACCGTGTTCAGAAAATCTTGGTGGAGGCCGAAGATAGTGCTTCTGCCCGTGAAATCGTGTGCGATGGTGAGTTTGAGGATCATCAAATTATCTTCTGTGAGGATGATTATGTGGATATAACCGGCGTCGTTGAAGCTGACGATGAGGACATTGCCACTGCGGAACAACAGAAAAAGCTCGAGACATGAAAAGTCTTGACTTTTGATAAAAAATAACTCAACATCTGAACACTATGGGAGCTGAACAATTCTTTCACACCGCGAACGGAAGCACGCCTCAAAAGGCTTTTAGAGCAGCTGTTGAGGAAGCTGCATACGATCACGGTCACGCCGGTTACACGGGAACTATCGCTGAAAAGAACAGTTTCGTTGAAATCCCTCTTCCCGAAGGAAAGAAACCGCTTGATTACGCAGAGGAACTGCTTGAGGAATCTGATGATCGGATTGATGATAAGTGGGGTCCCGCTGGTTGTATTCGTGTGAAGGATGGTGTATATCTGTTCTTCGGTTGGGCGTCAAGTTGAAAATAATCCTTGACTTTTGATAAAAAATCATCACACTATTCTTATGTCAACTAAAAACTACTCAGAGTCATTCATCGGCTTCGTTCCCTCCACCAAAGCAGGGACTTCTCAAATCAATCGGATCAAGGACACTCTCCGTGGCACCAAATTCCGACTAGCTCTACACGGTCGCAATCCAGACCGCAAACAGTTCTATAAACATGAGAAGCCGGTGCGCTCGTCCTTCGACGGAACCATCATCAAGCACTCATTCTGTCAAGATCTTCCGTTGAAGTTCGCCAAGACGATTGCTCTCTATGTTCGTGAAAAGAACCGTGACTACGATCTTTCGTATGAGCAGTCGAGACGAGAGGTTATCACGACTGTCAAGAAAGCACGAAAACTGTTGAAAGGAAAAGTATGAGCAGACAAGCAATCTACGATCAACGCGGGAAACTCATTGGTTATAAGGCCGATGAGGGTAATGGAAATTACACCTACTACGATGAGAAGGGTCATGTGACTTCCCGTGTTCGTGGTGGCACGACAATGGATGAGCAGGGTCATGTGAAAGGCAAGGGCGACCAGGGAATGCGCGGATTCAGTGGTTGGTGAAATTTATTTTCACAATAATCAAATACGTTTGACAAAATCAAAGGGGGACCACATAATTATTTGTGTTCCCCTTTTTGTTTTTACACTTATGAAGTTGCGCACAAACTCTGGTCTCATCAACACCAATCATCCGACTATCGTTACAAAGATAGTGGCCGAAAAGATTCTTCCACAGAAGAAGCCGGTGGCCAAGAAAAAGAAGACTTGACTTTTATAAAAATGTTGTCAGTGTGATGTTATGGAGCTAATTCATCTTCCTTCACGAAACTTCACCGCTCAAAACAGCAGCAAAGCCTATGGATTTTTTGCGCTCGATATTCGTGACGGAAAGTTGGTCGGAAGGCCGGGGTGGAAAATTGTTGGATACGGACGCGCCCCCTACACCAACGACGGTGATAACTTCGCGTTGATGTTGGAGAAAACTGAACAGCCTGATGAGGGAGATCGCATCTGGCATCACTGCGCCAAATGGATGTTTGAGGATACATGGGGTGAGCTCAAGGAATCTTCTTGACTTTTGATAAATTTTCCTCCAACATAGCAACATGGGATGGATATTACAACGTCGTATAAAATTATTTGGCGGATTAGGTTTAAACCTTTCCAAGAGTGGCCTCGGTATTAGTTTTCGTGGAGCAGGGGGGTCTGTTGGAAACAAGGGATATTCAATTCGGTCTGGAATAAAAGGTCTTTTTTGGAGAAAAAGATTTAAAGATGAACCCACCGATCAGTCGTTAGTTATACCGGCCTCAATTCAACGGGTTGCTGCAGCACATGCAAGCGTCGCCCTTGACCCAACTATTGATGAAAACGGAGTTCCACGTCAAATATCCAACATCACCAAAGACTTTAAGTTTATTAAAATCACCTCTAATGGTAAGGGCGGTTTAACTCTCACTATGTTAGATGTAGACACTGAGAATGGAACCGCATTAACGGCCCTTAATGAGCTGGCTGAACTAAAGCGTTCAATGAAAGTATTAAAAAAACTTGCACAGGATATTATTGAAGCCAACAATACTGCATTTTCAATTAAGCACGCGGGGCATCAGGACAATCTTCCATATGAAGAATTTATCTCTTGTATTGATAATCAATTTAGAGCAATTGACTTTGTTTCTAACCGTATAAAAAAGGCTTTAAAATCTTAATTTTTTCTGATATTTTAATGTTTTTGTCCATCTAACCCCTATTTATTAGGTGGAGAATGGACAACTATGAAAAAATATGACAATTGTATTGGAGAAATATACGGTAAATTAACAATCACCGAGAAGGTTGATAGACCTATCGGGCTTAAATATGGAGATAATTATTGGGTAAAATGTAAGTGTGCATGTGGAGGTGAATCTATTATCCCATATCGTGCTGTGTTATATAAAAACACAAAGTCGTGCGGGTGCGTTAAATTTTTGCGTGGTCCTAATCACAAGGACTGGACAGGGCATGGAGAAATTAGTGGAGGTTATTTTACAACATATAAGCGGCAAGCCGCCGGTGGTGGAAAAGGAAATAGAACACCCAAAGAATTCTCTGTAACCATAGAATATATTTGGAATCTATTTCTGAAGCAGAACCGCAGGTGTGCAATTTCTGGAGTGGAAATTACATTTGATCATTTGGGCGATAAAAAAGAGCATAAATTTAAAAATAAAAGCAAGGTCACTGCAAGCCTTGACCGAATAGATAGTTCTAAGGGATATGTGAATGGAAATGTGCAGTGGGTTCATAAGCACATTAACATCATGAAGAACGACATGGATCAACAAAAATTCATTGAGTGGTGTCGGATAATAGCCAAAAATAATCCTTGACTTTTTATTAAATTACACCAAGATGGTTGAATGAACGCTGACTTTTCACTCATTGAAAATAATGATAATTTTCTGATTCATCCCCACCAAATCGCTGGGGAAACAGTGTTACTCGCTCAACCCCGTCACATCGGCACTGAATGGACTCCGGAAACGATGATCTTCCGTTCATCGGTGTGGAACTTGCAGGGTGAACCTGTGTCTCTGTCGTTCAAGAAATTTTTCAACTGGGGTGAAAAGCCGCACTTGACGCCCCCTCCCGGTTCTCTGAAAGGTGCAGAACTGCTGGAAAAAATCGACGGTTCAACTTTGATCTTCTCCCGCTACAAGGGTGTTACGATCATCCGCACCCGTGGCACCGTGGATGCTCGGAAGATGGAGAATGGGCATGAGATTGATTTTCTTCTGGAGAAATATCCCGACTTTGCTAAAATGTTGGAGGTGGAAGACACCATTCCGTTTTCTTATATTTTTGAGTGGACCAGCCCATTGAACAGAATAGTCATAAACTATGGTGATGAGCCGGACATGGTATTGACAGCCATAGTTCGTCACATTGATTATAAATACGAAAAGCAGAAGACTTTGGATACTTTTGCCGATGTGATGAATCTTCGCCGCCCCAAGACCTACTCTTATGATTCCGTTGAGGAAATGAAGCAGGCTGTTGATGACTTCAAGGGTGTTGAGGGTCTGTGTGTTTATTTTAACGGTGGTCAGGACATTCTCAAACTCAAGGCTGTAGAGTATCTGGCCAAGCACCGTATGAAGTCAGAACTGTCCTCAATGGATAAAGTTATAGACCTGTGGTTTGTAGCTGGTCGTCTGTCTTATAATGACTTCTATGAGTATTGTGTCAATGCGTTTGACTTTGAAATCGCCAACGATGCTCTTGGTTTTATTTCCAATATCTGTGACGCTTGGAAGGAAGTATTGGTCATTGAACGGGCTATGAAGGAAAAGGCTGCTTCTTTGGTTGGCATGACGCGCAAGGATCAAGCGGCCATTGTGTTACAGGCATACGGCCAAACCAACAGGGCGTCTTTCGTGTTTCAGTTGCTCGACGGCAAGCAGTGGTCCGATGATGCATACAAAAAATTATTGCATCAGTGCCTCAAGAAATAAATTTATGAAAATCAAAAGCTGTATAACCCCTGATGGTTATAGATTTAATCTTCTTCTTTCCGAAAGGGAAGCAGGGGCGTTGCATGAACTTTTACTCCATGTCGGAGGGTGTCCGCTTAATAGTCCCCGTGGTATGGTTGATAAGATTGTTAGTAACCTAGCTGCGCTGGGAGTTAAGCCCATTCAAGAGGTTATTGATGCGGGCGAAGATATTTCATTTAACAAATGGTCTTGACTTTTTCTAAAAATTGTTTCACATTATTAAATCATGAAAAAACTCTCCGATAAGGCCGCTGCACAAATTGTGAAATCGGCAACGGTTGGTAGAATCGATACGCTAGAATACCAACATTCCGATAGGTTGGACTTTCATGAGGTGTCAGTTGGGACCATTCGTGACATCATTAACAGGGCTTATTCACTAGGATATGAGCAAGGGAAAAGTGACCTTGTGAAATTATCCTGATTATAACCGAATGAATCAAAACAGAATTGTCTTGACTTTTTCTAAGAATTATTTCATGATACTTTTCTAAACTAAAACTATAACATTAACACACTACTACATTAAGATATTCTCACTACATTAAGAAGCAACGTGCTTTCACCGATTCCGAGTGGAAAGCATTCACGAAAGAAGTCAAGGCGCTTCTCAAAAACTCCGACGTTCCGTTGGCGGACGGTGTTGGTTCTCCGGGAACCAAGCCAACCTTTGAGGAAAATCGCATCATGTTCAACGGTGTGGAAGATGATTCCCACGAATCCGCATATGTCAATAAAAACGGAAGTGAGTTTGGGTTCTGTAAGACGGCTCGTAAGCCTTACGATTCCGTGGTTGTGGCGTTCTACAAACTCATTCGCAAATACACCGGAGCCGTTCTTAGCTCCGATGGGGGGGATGGAGTGTTCTATCCTGATTCTGATGAAGATATGGATGCACACATGCACGCCATGATCAATGAACGTCGGGACAAAAAGTCTTGACATTTGATAAAAATCTGTCAGTGTAGGAGTTGTTCTTTTTTATGGGAGTGTGGTGTAAATGGTTGAAAGTGGGTAGGCGTCTCGCGAGTAACTATCCATGAGTATTAGGGGCCAATTGGTAGGCCAGCGTGAAACCAACGCAAACTTTGGAGGTTCGAGTCCTCCCACTCCCACAAATTTGTCGCTGAGAAGTAACGTTACTCAGTATTCAATATCCCAACTCATCGGCAGCAGTGAGGTATAACGGGCCGTGTAATCGGAATGACTGCACGAATTTGACAGTATCTTGGGTAGTCCTGAGGGTGGAATGAACGCATACCGATCACGTTCTAAGTGGAAAGTTCTTGACTTTTCATAAATTTTAAATATATTTATAGAACATGCAACTCACCGAAATTTTAAAAGAATCCAGTCTAAGCCGTATCCTCAGTCACATGCAAGCACATGACTGTGGAACCATTACGGCATTCCGTAATGCCCGTGACTGTGGTGCTGGGGCACGTTACACACGTGCGGAAAACCAACAGCGCAACCGTTCGCTGTTCGCTAAGGTTTTTACCGCTTACCGTCACCAAGTAACTGCGGTCAAGGGTGTCTCCGTTGAAAATTATAAAACTCCAAACGAAAAGGAAATGTTGGAGGATGTATTTTTTGTGGTGGATGAGCACGACAAAGGCACTTTGTTGGCCGACCTCAAACGGTGGGGTGAGGAATTTGAGCAGGACAGTATCATGTTCATTCCGAAGGGTGGAGCTACATCAGAACTGCACGGAACCAATCACTGTAAGGGGGGGTTTCCGGGATATGGTGTTGTCGATAAATTTGATTCCAGAAAGATGGGCGCAAGGGGCGAATTTTTTACCATCGTCAATGGTCGTCCGTTCAAGTTTTATTCCCTCAACGACATTACTGAAAACGTTGGGCCGGGCGGCAATCTTGGATATTGGGCCTGTGCAGTGGAGTCAAGAAAACACTGGACGGAAATGAAGTTGAGCGAAGATAATTCTTGACTTTTGATAAATTTCTGTCATTCTAAAATTTGAGATTCAGACACTCCGGGATGAAAATCCTTCCGTAAAATCGGACGTATGGGCCGCGATAGTGTCCACCAATTTTGTTCTTTAACCAACTTTTGTGGAGCCAGTCAAATTACGGTGGATCATTGCAGGCTTAACCAACTGACAAATGCAAATGGACACTGTTTTAGCGTAATGGGAAAATGCCGTCAGTGGTGATTAACCCACTCAGCTATTGAGATGAAGTTCATTCTCCGATGCCTTCGATGAACCAGAAGTGGCAAAGTGGTCGTTTGACATCACCAAGTTTCCCGGCCGAGAG